ATAGCTTCAAGTACTATTACATCTTTCATATGAATAGCAAGAAGATATTTTCCACCTGGAAGTTTTACAGGTAATTTTATAGTTGTATAAGGTGAATCTCCATTATTAAATAATAACGATGTACTATAGTCATAACTATTATATTTATAATAGTCTCCATTTGCTCTAGAAACGAATGCATAAATCGCATTATTTTCTTGGTTTCCTTCAGCATCTACAGTATAGACAGTTAAGAAGTTTCCATTTGTATTCCTTACAGGATTCTTAAGCTGGAATGTAATGTCAGCTATTTCAGAACCTGAAAATTTAGCAATTGGATTAACATCAGTTTCATTTTCATATACAGCTATTGAATGATTACTTTCTAATTTTTGACCATTATTTCCAGCAAGATTTACTTGAAGAGTAGAATAACCTCTCCACTTATATTCATCTACATTTACTTCAGAAAGTTTTTGTATCTCATCACCTTTTCTTCTATAAGAAACTGTATAAGAATCTCCAACATCTAAAGTAATTTCTTCATTAGTAAATCTAGGCCAGTTAACTGAATCTGAAGTAGCTTTATTTGTTTGGAATACTATTGTATCACCTTCTCCAAATGAAAGTATTTCATTTTGAATAATAGTGATAGAAGTATTCGTTTGCATAGAAGCCCATAGAGTTCCTATATTACTGATAGGATCATCTACAATATCATTTACGTTTAATGCTGAACAAGTCCAAGCATCAATTTGTTCACAAAGTCTTCTGTATAATTCTTTTTGCTTATAATATTTCGTATTCGTTAATAAGAAATAATCTTTAAATTGATGTAATTTTGGCAGATAATAAACCTTAAGTTCACCTACTTGTTTAATATTTTTTGTAGCAGATGTTGATGAATATTCTTTATTAGGGAAGAATCGTCTTAAATACTCATCATTATTAAGTTCAATTGTAGGATAAGTTTCTCTAGTATAAACAGGAGTAGTAGTTTCAATAGGAAGACCACCAGTACCTCTATATTGTGCAGCAATTGAAGCTGATATATAAAAGTAAGGAACTCCATTGATTACATCATCTTCTATTTTAGCAGGATATAGATTACCTGCTTTATTACTAGAAGTAATAAATGTATCAAATAACTGTTGAGCTGTAAATTTTACATATTTATTTTGATAGTTATCATCTCCCCAAACGCCATCTTGAGTAAAGTCAAACATTCTCCAATTTACATCTACTCTTACCCATTCTGAATCAAATACTGCTCTATCAATTGGTTCAGATAAATCTAAACCTATAGTAGAAGAATCTACAATACATTTATAATAATTCTTAAAACCTGACTCTGTGAGCCAAACTAAACCATTATAGCCATAACTATTATTAGCATTAAATAATTCTCCATTTGGATTATATGGAGCCATATAAGAGTAGTTCTGATGCCATGCATTATATATTTGTTCTAATATATATGGAGATGCTGCTTGTGAATCATATATATTATATAATTTAAATAAATAATCTAATGGAGGAGTTGTACTTCCCGCCTCAGGAATTTTAGAAGCATCTAAATAAATATAATTATTTGAATTATATTTTGTATAAACTTTATCTACTTCATTTGATTTGTAATAATAACCTTCTTTATCTAATTCAGCATTATAAGTAACTGGTAACTCATTAAATAATTCAATACTGTCAGTAAGCTTTGCAGTCTCAACTTCAGGAGAGTGCATTAAATATCTAGGTTCTGTAAGATCATTACATGGATGCAGTGTCTTATTAGATTTAGCTTTAACTTTAATAGTAGAATAACCTATGATTTCAACTATATTATTTTGTGAACCAAGTGTTGCTGTAAAATCAATAGTATTTAAATAAGTATTAAATATACCAATATTTAATATACTATCAATATATATAGCAATATTTCTTGTAGATGATGGATTAGATGGAGATACTTCTATATAACCTGAAGAAATATATTCATATCCATCAGGTATATTTTCACCTTTTTCTATTACATATAAATTAATTTCAGATCCATTAGAATTAGTGCCTTCGATAGTTATAGTTTCATTTCCAATAGAAACTCCTTTTATTGTAATTGGAGTATCATCGAAAATAAAGTATTCTTCTTCACAAGGATCTGTAAACATATTTATATTATTTACAGCTTCATAATTACTATCATAATAATCTTTATATTTAGTTGGCTCATAAATACCAAGTTCTTGAGTATTAAATGTTAATTTATCAAAATCAATTGTAGCATATGTAGAAGGATCATTTATACTAATACTCTTATAAGCTGAACTATTTCTTAAAATTTTTCTATCTATAACTAAAGAGTCATGTTCTAAGAAAGTATTTTTATCTGTTGCAATATTTTCAGCTGTAGCATATCTACCATTATTAGTTATAGAAGCACCTTCATATAATGCATATACATCATTATATTTTCCAACTTGTTTATATAATCCATCACTTACAGGATCTACAAATGTCACTTCTCCATCATTATCAGTATCAATTAAAGATACCTCTTCAAAGCTACCTGTACTTAAAGAGTCTAATGCATACGTTTTATTTCCATATACATCTTCAGATGTTACTTTATAAGCACCTTCATCTTCTCTCATACATAATACATAATAAGCAGTTCCTGATGTTCCAATAATATCATTAGTTCTTGTAAATTCTACTTCATAATATATTTTTTCAGGATTTACGACTGTATCTTGAGTTGGCTGATAATATATAATATTTCCAGCATCAGTATCTATTAAAGCTTCATAATAGCCTTTTTCAAATGGATTTGTATCTTCTGAAACTGATACTTCTACATGATCTGATACTTCATAAAGTCCCATAGCTTGAACTTTGAGATTATTATCATTATCAGTAGAACTAGAGAATTGACCGCCCTTTACTATTTGAGATAATTTACCCCAATAAGCATAATAAATTGAATTCTCTATTGGATAATATTCAGAAGTATCAACACCACAATTTCTTATAATAGTAGTTCCAGCCCCAACAATTTCAGGGATAGAATAATCACTATTTGTGTATATAAAATATTCACCACTTTTTAATGTATAAGTATTAATTGATTCATTAAATGCACTTTGAGTCTCTGAATCATAACTATCAAATAAAGTAAATGTTTTTAAATTTTCATTACTACTATAAGTAGGTTGATTTAATAGCCAGAAGAATTTGAATTTATCAGTAATTTTAATTTCAGCTATATTTACTTCTTCTACTCTTATAGAATTTGATCCTGTAATTTTATTGTTTACTATAAACGTACTACTTTGAATCTCAGTTACATAAGAATTATTATAAGTATTAAATTCTCTATATTTATCTGTTTCTAAATTAGGAATTACAGATCCTCTTGTAAAATTAGAAAGAGCATTAAATGAAGGCTGAGCTTCAATATCAAAAGTAGAACTTATAATACTTCCAGCAGCACAAGCATATGTCTTATATCCTTCAAGAGTAGTATTATCACTATCTAAAATAGGAGTATAGAAGATCATATATTCACCAGTATTTAATTTATATGATTTATCAGCTGATAGTCCATTATATAACACATACTCATAGTGAACACCATTTAAGAATTCTTGAGTAGTATAAAACTGTGGTCTATATAATGAAAGCAATTCATTTTCTTTAAGTGTATAAGATTTTCTTATATAACTATCAGTAGAAGAAGTTGAAAGTCCTGTTGAAGCATCACTCTCAATATCTATAATTGCTTCTGGTTCTATAGCTCTTATGCCATCTTCATAAGCATAAAATTCTTGAGAAAGATGATATGTAAAATTATCATCTTTTACTAATAACTGAGAAGTACCTGCTAAAACTGATTTAGAAAATATGTCTTGCTTAACTCTTGAAGATACAATATCGTTTAAATTTCTTTGAGAAGCAGGAGTAAAGCTACTTAAATCCGTATTTATTTCAACCTCTGTAAACGCTTCAATATCCTTATCATAATAAATAGCATGAAGAGCATACATAATAGGTTCTACTGTTACAGCTTTAATTCTATCATCAGCAGCTTTTGCAGTTTGATTTAAATATTCAAGAGAAACTTCTTCACCCCAATTCATTTCTGAACTAGCTAAAGCAGGGTAAAGGGCTTTAATAATATTACTCTTTATATTATTTTGTGTATCTGTATCAAGAACAGTATAAGTAGAAACATTCATAACTATTGGATATATGGCTTTATATAAAACTATATGAGGCATCAATGCTTCTACATCAATCTCATATACATTATTACTTGTAGCAGGAGTCTCACCAATATATTCAGTAGGACTTGTAGAAGTAATAAGATTATAAGTTTTATTATTTGTATCATATAACCAATATGATTTATTCTCATCCCAGAAAGTATCTGTACTTCTCTTATAGCTATCTTCTCCGAGAGGAAGTAAATCTTCATAAATATGTTCGATATGAGAAGTGTCACTAAATACTGAATCTAAGTCAGGATATGGATTAAGCATAGTAAATGTATCATTATAAGCTGACTTTGTATCTATTGCAATAGAATTCTTTAATAGATAAAATTTTAATGAGAATGGATCCATAGCATCATAAGACTTTAAGCTAGATGTTCCTTCAAACTCATAGTATCTTTCTTCTACTGGATTCTTTGTTTCATCATAAGGTGCAACTTGAAGAGTATCTTCTTGAATATAATAATATGTCTTGGAAGAATCCATAGTAGTATCCGAAGAAAGAATATATTTATATTCAAAAGTACTTTCTATAGTATTTCTATCTACTACTTGCTCGACTTTTATAATAAGATTATCAAGACCTTCTGATTTATTTATAACTTTATATGAAGTCTGAATATCATTTGTTCTATCACATACAAATGCATTTGAACAAATATTTAAATCTTTATTTCTAATATAATTAGCATAATCTCTAAGAGTAATAAGAGTCTTAAATGTTCCTACTGTCTTCTTATAGTTTACATAAGCTTCATTTATACTTTCAATATTTTGATGACCTGATGAGGCAAGATAATTTGTAAGCTTTACATTATCAGAACTTAATGTTGCTACTACATCACCCTTAGAATTTCTTATAGATACCGGAGTCATAAATTGATTAAGATCACCAGCAGGAACATCACTAGCCGTAGGATCTATAAGAAGATATGTGATTTCAATTCCACTACCAAATAGTTCTGCATAATTATCTGGGAATTCAAGAAAACAAGTATTTGTATTACTATCATATCCAAATACATATCTAAGCTCATCAAAAGAATTTTCATAAAGATTATTTACTCTCTTCCAAGAAGCATAATTCTCTTGATTTGTGTTCTTAATAAATATACCATTTTGAGATATATTTGAAGTAGTAAAATATAATCTTCTTGAAAGTGGATCAACCATTTGAGCAGTAATAACTGTTTCACCTTCATATTGATATTGTACTGCAAGACCCTCTAAAGCTAAAGCAATTACTGTCTTTCCATCTGTAGTAAGAAGTACATCAGAAACAATATTATCTTCAGCTCCTTCAATTCCTATAAGTGAATATCTTTTTGAAACACTTTGTTCACTATCTATAATAGTTGTAAATTTAGGAATTTTATAAGTAACTGTAGATACATTACCTTGTGCGTCTGTTTCAGTAACAGTTTCTCCTGTCCAATTTAATGAAATAGGAGCAGCTCCACTTATATACCAATCCATATAATAACCAAGCTGATCATATAGTTGTCTAGCATTTCCATCTTGTGTAACAGAAAGAGGAAAAGTTTCTAAAATATTCTTATCAATATTATAATTCATCTTATCTGCAAGTAAAGCAGAAAGCTTAACTAGAACAACACCCGGATCTGATTCATTTGAAATTGAAGGATCCCATTTATATGTGAGCTGCTTGATTAAGTCTATAGTTTCTGAATATATCGCAGAAAAATCTAAATTAGTATAAGATATTTTTTGATTTTCATTTACTATATCTTGTGCCATTTAATTTACCCTTATACCTGTTCATCTGATTTTAATAAAGTTATTTCCATTAAATCTGAAACAACACCTAAATCATTTCTAGCTCTTATTGATACACGAACATAATTACCTACTGATTCGACTAAAATATTATCTCTATCAATAGTTGTTTGAGGCATGTATGAAAGAATTGCTTCATATACCTCATCTTTTATTAATTCTTTCATCATAGCATCTGCTGCTTGATCCCATAAAATAGGCTTTAAAGCAGTTCCATAATGAGGATCTCCAAACAACCCTCCTCTATTAGAGGCTAAAAGATTTTTTAAATTGCTCTTTACAGCATCAGCGTCTTTTACAAGCCTTACTGTAGAACCATCAAATATTTGAGGAAATGCTATTGAATACATTTTTTCTCCTATATATTATATACAATTAATTTTATATAATTCTAATTGCTCTTATATAATTTCCATATCCTCCTGCTGTTTGACCAGGATAAGTTAAAGAAGATGAAGAGGAGGTATGATATACATTTAAATGATAATAGTGATTAAGTCCATCATCTGGAACAACAGCCATAGATGTCCATCTAGCTTGAGTAACACTCTCAGGAGAAGGAGCAATCTGAATTTGTATATCAGTAGCCCCAGCTGTTGTAGCTATATTACCACGACGAAGTCCGCTAGTATTTTGAGGTGCACGAAATCCACTTTCAATAATCCAAGTTCCGGGATCAAGTCTGACATAACACAATTCTGTTGAAGTATTTTTAGGCACTGATTTATCAGCGTCAAGATAACCATTTACAATTTGACCTATATTATTAGCAGTTATATTACCCTTTACTATCAGATTGGAATTATTACTATTAGTACCAATTTGAAAAGTATTAGCATGAATATAGGCTGCTGGTTGCCCACCAGCATAAAAAGCATGATAATGATTTGTTACTCCATCACTATTACCTGTATAATAATAAATTACATCTTTATAGTCTCCGGCATTATCACCAGCATATATATGAGGATAACCGCTTACATTAGTACTATTAAAATTAATACTGCTTCCACTTTTTAAATTAATACTTTTATTAAGAGTTAAACTTCCATTACTATCTATGCTAGATAAAGTGCTGCCTATAGTAGGATCATTCCCATTCCAAGTTAAAGATACTACATCAAAAGTGGCATTTGCAGATGATACTAACGTACCAATACTATTGCCGGTATATCCTGTAAGAGCTCCATATTCTGCAGGAGTAGATCCTGAACTAGCTTGTGTCTCATATTTTCTTATAATTTTATTTAATTCAGTTGCAGATTCAATAAGCTCATCACCGTCTGGTCCTATATAAATATTTGAATCATATAGTCTTAAGTTACCTTCTATTTGAAGTTCATTTTTACTTGATAACTTACTAGTATCATTTTGATTAAATAAAGATATTATATCACCAGTTGGAGAAATATCCCTTATAATTTTAGGTGGTTTTATATATATAAAAACATTATCAATATCTTTATCTAAAGTGTCTTTTATACCACTTATAGATATTGTAGTTGTTTCTACTTGAGTAGCTTGAGAATCAATTTCACCTGAAAAGAAAATATATGATTCAAGACCAATAGTTATTAAAGTTGTTGTAGCAGAAATTTGATCTAAATTATTACTTCCCACTATAGAAATATCACTAATATTTAGTTTTATATCTTCAGAAGGTAAAGTATATTTTACATACGCTACGAATTTATCACTATGAAGAACAATATCACTATCTTCTATACTATTTAATATAAAATCAGAATAATCTTTTTGAACAGCTTGAGCGTCAGATCCTGCAGTATCTTTTGTCTCTTTTATATAAGCAAAATTACTTCCACTATTTTTAATAGAACTTTTTGTGGTATCTATATAAACAGCATAAAAATTTTTTCCATCACCTGATTCTACTGAAGAATCTTGCCATCCAACTTTATATAAAGAATACTCTTGATTATAATTATTTATAAAGCCTGATTCTATAGAATTATATAAAATTTTAGGAATTACTAAATTATAGTCTGCTCCTGGAAATTTTTTAGAAGATAATGTTGCCCAATAAGCAAATTGATAAGTTCCTTCTTCTTTTCTATCTGTTGGGATACTATTAGGAATAGTATAAATACTACTTATACTTGCACTTTCAGATAAAAATAATGATAATCCTTGACTAGAACTCTCTATAGTATTAGGAATATAGTATCTAAAAATTTCATCTGCTTTTTTACCTATATAAGCAGTTAAAGTTGTATTAGAATTAAATACATAAGAACTTCCTGCATAATATTTATTACTACCATTAGACCAATATTTAAATTCATTTGTATTATCTGATAGTGTACCAGGATAATTAGGCATCTTGAAAGATGTACCAGTACCCTGTTCCATATAAAATGTAGTAATATTTTCACCAGTAAAAGTGAGCTTAGCTGTAAGTCTTTCAAAATCAGCAGATGTTGCTGTCACAGAAGTAGTTGCAACTGCTCCTTTTTTAGTCTTAAAAGAGGCTCCAGAAGCATATCGTGTTCCATTTATATTAAAACCTCTAAAAGAATATCCTGTTGCTACTTTTACAGTAGGAATTTTTCCATCTGTCTGAGTATATTTATAAGTTACAGTAATAGTAGTAGAATTGTTACTAGTAAATGTAGCATATCCACTAGGTAAAGTAAATTTTACACTGTAAGTATTTTCAGTCCAAATAGCATATAAAGTATCAGCAGCATTTGTTTTATAAGACCCGCCTGGTTTATAAGATGTTCCAGTTCCACTTT